ATAATATAAGTAATATTCGTAATCATCAAATCCAGTAATGATTTCATTTATTTTGTTTTGCCAAATTATATTACTTGATGATATGTAATATGAGCCACTCGAAGCATTACTAGAATAACTAGCACTATAGTTATATTGTTCTATTAATGCTAATTTATAATAAAAATTTTCTAATCTAGTTTGTGCTGAAGAAAAATGAATAAAATTAGAATAATCAGAATAATCAACATTTATTTCAACTCCTGTTTGAGCCAACATACTATTTAATTGGTATGATAAGCTTCCTGAACCTTGAGGTTGAGTTGTTGTTTTTAATTGAGATATATTAGTATAGTCTGTAGAATTATTGATTTGATCCTGGAGAGAAAGATTTAAGTTAGGTCCTTTTAACTGAATAGTTTCGTCTACAATATCAAATACGGGGGTAATATTAATACTATAAGCTATTGAGTTGGCAACTTGAGTTACAACCCATAATTGAGTATTAATATCAAATTGTGGAGGAAGAGATTCATATAATTTTATTAAAACTGTTGGATTATCAATACTTGAAGTATCTAATAAAGCATTATTAGCAATAACAAGTTGGTTATCTCCAAAATCTAAATAAAAATCATAATAACTTCCTGTTGAATTTTGTATATTAGAAATTAATTCTAGTGAAGAAGATATTAATAAATCATTAGGAATAGAAGTTGTATCTAATCTTATTTCAGTTCTATCCGGACTTATTTGGGATATAAAGTATGGAGATAAAGGACTTGAAGCTAATTTTGGACTAACAAAATTATATATTGTATTAAATTGTCCTTGATCATATCCTTGTTCTCGTACATCAGTTTCCGGATCTAAAACTAAATTATTATCTATTAATTTATAACCTCTATACCCAGTAACATTACTGTAAAGAATATTACCGTTTAAAGTATAAATAAAATATTCTATTTTATCAATAGAAGGATTAAAAGATGTTTGAACTTCTACATTAGTAATTAAAGAAGTATCATTTGTTGAGTAGTCTTGTAACTCAAAAGTATTTGGATCTATTGGGGTAATATTAACTATATCAGCCATTATATGATGCTTCCTGTTACTGGGGTATTAAGTAATTGTTGTAAATCTAAATTTTCTTGTCTTAATTGAGTTACTTCATCAATCAATGCTTGTATAGTGTCATTGTCAGCTTGACTTTCTCCTATATAAGCTTGAGAAGTTTTAATAAGATATTCATGAGAATTTACTTCTCCAAATTTAGGTATTTGATAGAATATTTCCTGATAATTTGTAAAAAATTCTGCTACTGAAATTGATGGGATAGATAAAGGAGAGACTGGGGTTGGTTCAACTAATTGAGTAAAAGAAGTATCAATAACCCTCTCATATTGAGTTTTACTGTATATTGTTTTATTTAAATTTACTTGTTCAGCCATTATCCGTTAATTACTTTAAAGTAATATTGATCATCAAATACTTGAGTTGTTCCTTGAATTTCGGTTTTAATTAAAATTGCATAATATCTTTCAGGTTCTAAACCATTCATCCATACATCGAAATAACTTGATGTTGCATCAGCACTTAATTGAGTAAATTGATTATCAAATTCAACTACATATTCATTAGTATCTAAATCTTTAATAGCCCAATAGGATGCTGTTGGTAAATAATAATTATTTGTATAAACAGAAGATGTTTGCCATAATTGTAATGGAAACTCTGGTCTAGCATTAATTCTAAATCTATTAAAACTTTGAGAATAAAAAGTTCCTGGGTTTTGGGCTAGAGTTAATGTAGCTGGAAGAGTATTTAAGATAGTTTGAGGAGAAGATCCTGTATCCCAGGTATAGTCTCTCCAACTAAATTGTAAAGCAGGAGGATAAATTGTATGTGTATCTCTAGAGAAATATTTTAATTCAGGTTGAACATCTTTATTATTAATAAATTCAACAGCTTGTTTTAAGATAAACCCATCTGCTGTAATAGAACCTGTATAACGAGCTCTAATAATATTAGTAACATTTAAATTTAAATCTTTACTATCAAAAAATCCAAATGTTACTGATGCACTAATAGGATAAGTATCTGAATTGAAATAATCAACTGTGGAACCTGTAAACCAGTTACCTCCTCCTGCTACTGCATATGTTGTATTAAATGAAGCTGTTACATTAGATGGATATGATGTTGTTATCCATTGAGTTCCTCCTGAACCTGAATAGGTTCTCCAGATCCAACTTGTTCCATTAGTAGCAATAGGATCATCTAAATATCTACCTGTTCCCATATCCCATTCTCCATAAACAGGGTAACATTCAACTGTAGTATTGGCTTGTAAACCAGTAGAGGTAGCAATAAAGCATTGTAAATTAGATTTCCATAAGTTGTTATCCAATAATTGAGCAGAACTACTAATACCAATTTTATTTTCTAAAACATCATCAATTTCTGTTTCAGAAAAGTTAATCAAGAAACGGCTAGTTTGAGGATTAGGATCAGCGTAAGCAAAAGATGTTTGAGTTGCCTCTACAATCTCATCCAATCCCGTATTCATATTAGGGAATAGGGAGTATAAAGTTGCGTCTTTTTCGGGAAATATTTTATATACTGCCATTTTATTATAAGTTTACTACTCTACCTTGAATATCTGTATCTGGGTATTTGACTTCAAATATTGAAGGATCAAGTGAAGGATAAATTACATTAGCAACTGTTGCTGCTTTCATATCATATGAATATTGTGAATATCCTAAATTAACTCCAGCAAAATTAGAAATTTCAACATTTTTTACTGTTTGTACTCCTCTTACTTGATCTAAAAGAACATTAATATCTTTTAACACAATAGGTTGATTTATTTGCCATTTATCAATAGCAAAATATTCTTTTAAAGCAGTAATACAATCAAATAATACTTGGTTACTATTAAATTCTGGGAGTACTATGATATCAAAATTAACTCCAATATTAATAATAAAAGCATCTTTAATTGCAACCGCATCATTTACCATTCTGTATTGGGAAAGATAAGTGGTTAAATTTTGTTTTAGTGCTGTTGATGAATTTGTTAATTTATTATTTACATTAAAAGATAAAACATATAAATCTAATACCGAATTAGATTCACCAGCTGACAAAGTTACTGCTTTTGTTGGTTCAATATATGCTTTAGAAACAACTCCATATTTAGCAGGCATTGAAAGTGCTCTTACTAAATAGTCATCTTGAGTTACGTTACGTAATTGAGTTGCAAAATTTGCAGAAGTATTTTGACGAATTTCCTCTGTTGTATCTCCATCTCCACCACCATCTGCTGCCAATGGATTTGTAACTGCTAATGAATTAAATATTGTTTGAGCAGTTGATTCTACTAAATTATAATTTAAAAATTGAGCATTAGTGCTTAATGTTGTTAAATCATTTGCCGGAACATTAGCTACTACTCCACCTCCAGTTAAATATCTAACTGTTAAAGTTGTATTAGAAGGAGCAATACCATATGTTTTTGTAAATATAAAGTTTGAGGGAGCATAAGCTGTTGTTAACTTAGCTTGTTCAAATGGTAAACCTAAACCTACATTATCTGGGTTGGGTACTATGTATTCATCTGTATCATTTGCTGTTCCTGCACCAAATTGTAATTGTAAAGATCCTGTGTTAAGAAATCTTGTAGTAAATCTTCTTTGAACCTGTTCTAATTGTAAAAGATAAGGTGTATCTCCCTCATATTGAAAAAGATTAGGATCATTCGGGTTAGTATTTTTAATAGATTTATAAATAGCATCTTGAGCTAAATAATCTACTTCATACCACTCATTATTATTAGTATCAAAAACATCTAAAATTCCTACAATTTTATCAGCGTTAATAGTAACTGTTGAAAATTGTTGAGGAGATCCAAATGTAAAAGTAGTAGTGTTAATTGTAGCAGAAATTGCTTTACGAGTTTTCTTTAATAAGAAATAATTAGGATTAGATCCTACTAAAGAAAATACAGTAACTTCTGTTGGGTCGCCTGAGCTCGATACTGAAAAATCTACTGGATCTTCTATTAAGAATGATACTCCTGGGGTGATAGCAGATTGTACTATTGAATTTTGAGGTATAGATAAGGCATAATCAAAATCAGGAACTATATTAGGAGCAGTCCCAATTGCAGGAACCTGTTGATAAAAATCAATATAAGTTGTAGCAACCTGAGTTACATTTGGTTTGTAACCAAACATATAAGCTAACTCATACAAATTATTTGTTTGACGAGCATACTGTAAATATGTTTCTTGGATTTGGTTATCAAGATAAAATGATAATACATCACCTACATAAGCAGCCATTTCCATAAACATCATTCCAGGTGATGTTGGAGTAAAATCATTATAAGTAGTAGGGAAATAAGTTTTAGCATAATCTATAAGACTAGCTCTAATTTCACTAAAATCCCTGTTAATATATTCTATATTTTTTCTTTTGGTTGCCATTATGTAAATGCTATTTCTAATGTATCTGAGTTTCCAGTGTCTGCTATGTTATATTTTAAAATGACATTAATTTGATTAATATCAGGAAATGAGTCTATATTTAAAGATTCTATTATTACTTGAGGAAAATATAGTCCTATTTGGGTTTGAATATCTTCTTTTAAACCATCTAAACTATTTTCACTAATTTGTTGAAAAATAAACGCTCTTAAATTTCCTCCAAAATTAGGGTTTAAATAAATTTCATTTTTATTGGTTAAAAAGAAGTTAATTAAATTAACTTTAGTAGCTTCTCTTGTAGTATAAGTTGTTTTAAAAACACCAGGAGTATTAAAAGGAATATTCACACCAACACCAGTTCCTGGTTTGGTATCTATAGGGTATATTCTTTTTGCTCCAAATGCCATTACTTATTCATTAAAGCCATTATTTGATCTAAACCTACACTTCCTTCAGGTAAAGCACCATTAACAGGATCTACGGATTGAGGTTGGAAATTTCCAGCGTATTGTGAAGTTGCAGCTCCACCCATTTGCATTTCACCTAACATTCCCGAAAACATATCTCTGCGTTCTTGGGCTGTCAATTGTTTTGGTTTTTCAATGTAGGGTTGTGCGTAGGTATCTCTTACAGATTCGTTCACAACAGTCTTAGGAGCACGAACTGCTTCCAAAAGGATGTCTTTTAACTCCTCTTGAATAGCTTCTCTTACAGCTTCCTTGATTAAATTTTTTAAAGCATCTGTTTTCATTATTTATAAATATTAAAGAGTTATAGTTTCTATATAATTCCATTGTTCTCCATTCCACTCATATATATCTTCTGCTTGACCGTTTCCAAAGTATATACTTCCTCTTTCACCTATTTGTTGGCCTAAATATCCTAAAGGATCAGGATTTAAAGTAGGTGGTGGAGTTGTATTTTCAGTAGTATTTTGAGTAGTATTTTGAGTCGAAATAGAATTGATTACCGGGGGGAAATTGGGTGCAATTGGGGTTGATAAATTATCTCTATCAATTATAAATTTAAGTTCATTAATTAAAGTTTGTGTATTTGTGGTAAAAGATAATTCAGTTTGTATCATTACTATACCATCAAAATTTTTACCAATAGCTCTTCTACGATTAACTGTAGGAGTATAAGGTACTTCTTCTATTTCAATTATAAATCCTTTATATCCTACTTGGTTAGCTGTTTGTTGGGCTTGTCTTTGAGATTCTGCAATTGCGTTTATAGTATCTGAAAGAGGAATAATATTAGCATTTAATCTACATTGGGATATATAATTATCTATTATAGTTAATAAGTTTTTAACATTTAATATATAAGTCCCAGTAATTGATATAACTAAAGAAGAACTTCCTAAAACTCCCTGGATTTTAGATAATTTTGAATTACCTAATTGGTCAAAAGTAGTTTTTCTTATAAATGTTTGGGCATCATTTAAAGCAGCAGGTACAGCTCCTGGGATGACAGGGATAAGTTTAGCAGCAGATGATGCTATTATTGATGCTAAATCAATGGAAGTTATAATTCCTAAAATAGTATTCAAAAAACTTGAAGAACCTGTTACTGAATTACCTAATTGATTAATTTTAACTCCAATATTATTTAAAGATTGAGCAATATTATTTCTTTGAGAAATCAATTCATTTAAAGTAGAATCACTAGGACAAAGATTTGGATCAGGAATATATTTTTGAATTAATCCCTGTAAAGAAGGTTGAATTATCTGAGGGATTTGGGAACTTAAAGTAAATAATAAAGAAGGTAATTTAGCTATACCTTTTGCTTTTCCATCTTCAGGAGTAGCATTTTGTATTAAATTAGCTTCTACTGTTTTTTGGCTGGCTTGAGCAGATTGTTTTTCTGCTTGAGCTAATTCTTCTTGTCTAATTTGTTCTAATTCAATAGGAGTAGCCATTATACTGTGTAATTATACTTTGATTTTAATGTATTTAAATTAGCTTGTAAAGCATTTAAAGATACTTGTAATTGAGTAGC